TTATTTCCCTAAACGACTTTGAATCATATTAGCTATTTCTTCTGGATTGTTATCATAGGTAACATATAACTTGTCACATAGCAGTGGTAATTCTGACAATACTATTCCTGTATCGTCTTTTTTTATAAGGGGGAGTAATTTGACTTTATTATCATTAATCTCTCTCGATAAAACAGAGTGCAATTCTTTACGAGGCCAGTGCTTTCTGATAGAGTTTGTGGAAAGAATAGCAATGACATATTTAGATTTAACAAGTGATGAATTGATTTTATCTACTAAAGAATCGCCCCACTTTATTTCAATATGATCTATAAATGTCGCTATATTTAGCTTGACTAGCTCATTATAAATTGGAGTTGCAATTGATTCTTTATCCTCGCTTGCATGGCAAATGAACACGTCATAAGTTTCGGTTTCTTTCATTGCTCGAAGTCCTTCTCTAGTTTTTACAGTGTCATGATGACTCATTTCTGCCATTAGTTTTAGATATGCCGGAAAATCATTTCCGCGTATCATTCTTATAAAACTTAATCGGCCATAAATATGATTTCTGAAAATAGATATTTCTTCATCTTTATTTTTTGAAGTATATCCTTTTTGGATAGAGAATAGTGATGCCGATTCTGATCTATTAGTTCTCCATTTGTGGATCATGGAACGAGTAACCCTTAGATAACTACGCTCAATATTTACTTTTTTATTTACCACTAAACCAGTTACTTTCTGACGCTCGCTCTTTTTTTGGACTCTAAATTTATTAAAGTTGATTTTAAAACCATTTCTTTCTACAATATCAACAATAGTTTTGCTCAATTCAAAATCATTTTCTTTGTTTTTGATTATTATGTCTCTAACTTGCTTTTGCTTAAATGAAAAGGTGATGTCATCGGCATATCTGGTATATGTAATTTGTTTCTTTTGTGCTAATTGAGTAAGATGTTTATCGAGAGATGCAGACGCTAAATTTGCAAGGACTGGAGATGTACAGGCTCCTTGTGGTAGCTTCCCATCTTTAGTACATAGTTGGGCTAATATGCTTGCAGCGGAATGCGAAAAATTGAATGGCTTACTTTTAAATATCCCATAAACTCTTGCAAATGTAACCGAGCCAAAATAATCCTCTAAGTCAATATTAATAACGTATTTTTTCTTTATATGTTTTTCGGCATTTGTTAGTATGCTTTTGTTTTTTATGAATCCATGTGCCGATTTTTTGGGGCGATAAAAGTATTCAATGATAGGCTTTAATTTTTCCTGTAAAATAGATAAGCTACCACAAGGAGCGTCTATGATTCGTACTCCTCCATTTTTCTTTGTTATTTTAAAACTTTTATAGTTATCTTTTTTCTGATAGAGAATATATAATAATTGCCCAATAGGAACTTCTAGAAGATTAGCTACATCGGTTGTAGATGTAATGGAAATGCTTCCATTCTCAATTTTGCTACATATCGTTCTGATATCACTTTCAGAAGCGATAGGATAATTCTTTAATTTTTTATTCTCCCAGGTTACACTTTTCCCGATTGTATTCGGATTGGGTTCAACGTTAGGTAATTGGGGAGCTAATCCTTTTGCTTCTTTGTTAGTAGTGGTGAGATTTAACATTCGTAGTTTGTTATGTAAAGACACGTTTCTCTCCATCCTTAATTCATGTCTTAATGTGCGGCTTCGTCCAATCACTTTTCGCATCTGTATAGAGCTATCCAACTGGCAATCTGTAACGACCGCTGATTGGGGCGTGATGTGCTCACATTAAATCTCTCAAGGCGAAACAACCTAGAAAATTTAAGACGAAGCCGCATTATCATGTTAACTCATTGCACTGAACTTATCAAGAGTCTTGGTAGAAAATAGAGTTTGATAAAGAGTTGTTTGGGTCTGATGCTGTCCATGAATATAAGGAACATGTTGAGATTTTGGCGGAGATATAAGATATAGAATAAACACAACATACATTAATTGTATGTTCTAATATATAGAACTGGAATAATTTAAAATCAATAGGTTCTTCTAGCCAGTCCAAAGAATCCGGTGTTTAGGCCGCCCGATCTTTTGCATGCTTATGCATTTTTCAAACTGGTTCAGTTAACCAGCCAGTCCACCAGCCAGCCACAGAATCCCCGCTTCCCAGTACCAGTAATTATGATCAAAAATAATCAAATAAAATAATTAGTTATCCCATCTTTCAAATGATCAAAAACTATCACAATTCAGCGTGTCGCGAGGGTGGGCACCAACACGTAAATAGATATATAGCTCTTTACGCGTGGAGGATAAAGTAATGGCTAAAAAAGAATCAGCACCGAAAATAAAAGTCACGGCAACAGAATTGGCAAACCGTTATGGATATTCAGTCCAAGCGGTTAAGAAGTGGATAGAGCGCGGATTACCTTTCGATAGTAACGAACGAAAGTACCCGGAAAAGGAAGCCACTGAATGGATTCTGAAAAATATCATCGAACCATTGAAACAAGTCGATGTACGCGAGCAGATTGATCAGGAACGTCTACGCAAAGAACGTGCGATTGCCAGCCGTGAAGAATTAAAACTACAGGAGGAAAGCAACCGGCTTATTCCCCTTGCTTACGTTTCAACGGTTTTATCAAAATTCGTCGGTGACATTCGCCAGACAATGTTACAGATAGCGACAGTCGATACCATCGAAATTTTAGAAGCCGCAGGAAGTCAAAAGGAATTGAAAGAGAAACTACGGGAAGTAATCGACAAGCGATTGAATGAGGTCGGGGATATTATGGTTAATCCGAATCTAGATGAATTCGACGAATATTCAGAGGACGAACCGGAAGAGGGAATAACAGGGGGCGCGCGCGAGGACGTGACAGAGGAAAATTCGGATTTTGAGGTCGTATAAATAACTTATGAAGAGGGTTAGGCAATAGTGCCAACCATCGGGGGTGAGATTCCCCCGACTTATTTCTAAGGAGACGCCAGCATGTTCGATTTAATTTTCTTCAGCGTTTCTTTCGCTGTTGCTGCCATCGGTATGTTCCAAGTATCAAACGCGGTCATCGAAATGTTCAACGGAATAAAACTTGCGATGGATGAAAAGCAAGATAAGCGCGTAAGAATCGGCGCTGGCGTCTTTGTTCTTTTCTGTGCGATTGTAGGATATGCGTTGTTTAACCTATCACTCTACGTCATGAAAAGTATCCACATTTGTTAATCCTTATGTTTGTTAGTTAACCATTGAAACCTAGGGTATTCGAAAGAGTACCCTATATTCAGCGGTTAATACGTTGTGCCATGCAAGGGCGTTCCATTAGATAATAAAAATAAGGAAACGTTAGATTGTCTCCGACCCCGCCATCGAGCGGGGATTTTTTATCTCTAAAAACGCCTAGGACGCATCAGGAGCGTTTAAAACCGTGATGGTACTATCTCGGCATTAGAATCGCTTAGAGAGCGTCTGAGGCGGTTTAATTGAAATGCAGCGAATAAACGGGACATACGGACTTTGTACTGTGTTGCGGTGATCATGTCTCTCCTCTTGGTTGCACTAAATAACTGTGTACAGACATTATTTTTGTTAATCTGCCAATTGCCCGCCATCGTGCGGGCTTTCTTTTATGTATTAAGCGAACATAGACAGGTACACGCACTCTTCTTCAACTTCCCCGTCATTCAGCACCCATGCATCACGGTCGGTCATGTGGGCATCAAAGTAGTAATCTGACATTGCTTCACCGGTGGCCGGGGTAACATAACGTTTCCAATAGGTCGGCATCTGGTTACGCATCAGGTCGTACCACAGGTCAGCCGGTACAGACTCCCCACGGTAGTAATTACCAAAGAGGGATGCGATCCGGGCATCGCGGGTTTCTTTGACTTCAACGGTATCTTCAATCACCTTTACGGTCTCTTCTTTGACTTCCTCAACTACTACGGCAGTAACTTCTTCTACGACAGCCGGGGTAGCCGGTGCCATATTCAGCAACATTTCCAATTCGTCAGCGTCGGAATCGATGGCCTTGGTTTCTTCGACTACAGAAACGGTTTCAACCGCCACAGGGGCGGTTTCTTTCAGGTTGGCAACTTCTTCGCGCAGGGCAGCGTTTTCAGTTTCCAATTCAGCGACCCGGGCTTTCAGGGTAGCGATCTCCTGATCCTTGTCGGAAGCAACAGTAACAACCGGGGCAGCGGCAACAGCATCAGCTAGCGCCTGATAATCGGCGTCATCTTCGATACCGGACAGGTCAACCGGTGCAAACTCATAGGCGTTGAAATTCATGCGGATTGCGGAACCATGTTTAGTTTCAAAGGAAACGACACGACCATCGAAAATTTTACGACGCTGCTTAACGGAATCGCCGTGGGTTTCTTTGGTGTTAGAAACGATGATCTCAGCGCCATGAGCATATGCGCCCTTGTTGGTGATGATTACGTGAACCGGCAGCTTTACAGTTTTCATGACAAAGGTAGCGATAGAAACGATAGTCTCGCCTTTGTCGCGAGCGTGCTTGCGCACAGTGTTCAGGGCGTTGGTTTCACTCTTAGAGATCGCACCGTCGGTAACCGCGATTTTTTCATTCTTGGAAGCGGTCAGGGCGTTGCGGTGAGCTTTGAATGCTGCGTTTTCGGTGGTGTTGACCTTGGTGTAAGCAACCAGTGCTGGGCGCAGTTTCATATCTGCGAATTTACCGAAAGTGATGTTCTCTTTTGCGTTGACGCGGTTGTTATTGATGTAGATGATTGATTCGATTTTCATGTGTATAAATACCTTATGAGATAGTTGATTGGTTAGTTCATCTTCGCCCTCCCGTCTGTTCCAGCAGATAGGAGGGCTTTTTTGTATCTAGCCCATCGTGTAATTTTCATTTCATCTTCCGGTTAAAGTCGATTACCAAACCTCGGCGTTAATCTTCGCCTTAATCTCGTACCGCTTTAACAGCTTGTGGAATGTTGATTGGTCGATGCCCTCGTTTCGGAACCACTCAGCGCGGTTGATTTCCGGTGTCAGTTCAAAGTAACGCTTGGCAATTTTCAGGATGATTTCGCGAGTGTATTTAACGGGTCTAGCCATTCATGCCTCCTAAATCTGGAATAACTTATCAAATTAAATGCCGTCGGGTGACGGCCATTGTTCTTGTATATCTATATCTATTTAGTGTTTAGTTTTCGGCGGGTGTTTAGGGCGTCGATCGTTCAATTTTTCTAAACAATCGGCCAAAATTTTTTCCTGCCCTCCACCTGTATTTATAAAACTGGGTTTTCACACCCCATCAATGGTGGATTTTATTTTATAATTCAACGCTTTACTCAAAAATGTTGTACACTTGGTATACAGCACACTCAATTCGAGAATCGTTTAGTTTTTCTAAACAATTACCAATGTAACTAATCGCAGCTTAACGAACGTTTAGAATCCAGTAACAGTGTTTAGAATCGCTTAACGACTTCTTGTTGAGGGTATTTATAACGAACGATTTGCATTTTACCCAATAATCGGGGAGTGTCCACACAAACGTTTGCGTAACCTTATTCCCATATGGGGATTGCCTAAAATTTTTCAAGGGGTGCATAGTCACCCACCATCTGTTATCGGCCATTTCTTACCGGATCTCGGTAATCTCACCGCCACCCACACGGACGTAATAGGTGATGGTAGTAGCATCAACCCAGCGATAGAGCGTCGCGGTTGAAACGCCGTACTTCTCTAACACCCCAGCCTTACCATCTTTAGTTGCGGAAGAGAGATACTCTTCGATAATCATCTGTTGTACTTCCGGTGCGTAAGTCGGTTTGCGTCCACGTTTCTTCTGTTCCATGTTTCCTCCAATTGTTTAACGGTTTCTCGTTTTATTTATACACCGGCAAAATCGCGCGACCATCCACCTGAACAAACGTCTGTATCTGAATGTTGTAGTAGTGGCGCAACTGGTAATATCTAGCGCGTGAAATGCCAGCTCTATCGAGTAGTCCGTTTAACTCCTTGGTTGAATCGAAACAGTGTGAATAGTGGACGTGACAGATCTCAACGATGAAGTCGCGGGAATAGTGCCATTCACCGGTATTGCGATCCGTGTGCCCCACCTTATGCCGGTCAGTACCGTCCTGCCTCCAATTCTGTAACGAGCGATGAGAAGTCATCTTGAACAGTCGCCCGCCATCGATTGAGTAGAACCGGTTAACGGGGACTCCGTGACCCCGCATCAATTTTTCGAATGATTCAGGTCACGTGATGCCGCGTGATTTGAAATACTCGGCCTTAGTCATCCCGGTCGAGTTTGTATAATATTCCTCGGCCATTTGAACCGTCCGTTCACGGGAGAAGCGATTGACCAGCTTGGTCGATTCCCGGTGTTTGTGTACCCACTCATGTTTAACACGGGGGTTAATCACTTTCTTCTTGTAGGTGTAAGGAGTGAATTTGTTGGACGGACACGCGTACTTCCGTTCTCTCACGATATGACTAGGCTCGATACACGATGCGGCTAAAGCGAGTTCGTCTTCTTGGCCGTGTTGAAATAGCATCTGAAATCCTCCCGATAATGGTTTCTTGTATTTACCGGGGGACAAAAACAGCATTTGAACCAGCATCCGAGGATCAGAAATGGCATCCGAATAGCATTTAAACCTCAAAAAGTAGCATTTGAACACCCAAAAGTAGCATTTGAACGAGGAATTTCACCCCGTTTCAGGCCAAAAATGGCATCTGAAAATGGCATTTTAGCATCCGAAAATGGCAAAGTAGCATTTGAAAGTAGCATCCGAATTCAGCAAGCCCAGGCAGGACGGGGATTACAGGGGTGTCGGGTGGCCGTACATATAATAATGGTAACTACACTACGCTTCGCTCCGTTTCGTTACCGTCGGCCTTTCGGCCTCCTAACAGAAGATCACAAAAAGAATTACGGAGCCGTAGGCGACGTGCGCGCAGCGCCCATCTAGATCACTTTAAGGATCATAATAGGATCAAGAAGAGATTAACGAGCGAAAGCGAGTTGCCCGATAGGGCTATCAATTTGCTTCTTAATGATCTTGATGTCGGCTTCGCCGAGACTTCGCACCTGCCGATGCTCGTAATTCTCTTTGGTCAAAGCAGGATGGTAGTCGCTTCGCGACCTATCTAAGATGATCATAATGATCATTATTTCCTTAGTTAACTAAGCGTGATTCAAGTTCTATATAGAGATAATACATAATGACGAATGACGATTTTCAGGATCATGATCTAGAAAGAGGATTATGTTGTGCTACGCACAATGTTGCTTCGCAACATCATTCTCTTTGTCATCTTGTTGATCAATTATCATAATTCTTTCTATAATCAATTCTAAGAGGTTTTAGGTTCTTCATAGTACATTATATGCCTAATACGTTAAAAGAGTCTTAGAATCGTGTCTAGAGCGTTTTAGACGCCTCTATAACATTAGCGAGTGCCCGAAAGGGCATGAGCGACCATAAAACCCTGCTGCCGGTGCCCGTCCCTCCCATATCCCTTTCCTATGCCCTCCAATAGCTCTAAACGCTCTGTATCGCTTCCTGTTCAATTTTCTCCCTATGACCAGTACACCTCTAGACATAACCCATTAGAAACGCTCCTGATACCTCTCAGGTGTCATCATTGAATAATGCCAAAAAATTCTCGTATAAATACATGCAGCAAGGGAGAGACACCCCGCTTTTCAACTTTAACCACTTTCGGAGGAAACACACATGGCAAAGAAAACCGTACTACTGATTGGCAACGCTAACGAAATCGAACTGCACAAGGCCATTCTCATGAGCAAGCCGAACACCGTCGAAATCCAGTTCACCGCTATCGAGGAAGTTAACAAGGTCATAGAGGCTGCAAAAGGCAAAATTGCAGTTATTACCGGGGTCGAAGACGGTGACCTCCGTTTTCAATTGGCTGGTAAGGTCATCGTGATCCACTGCTGGAGCTTTGAATTCGGACGCGATCTTGTCTGTGCCCCTGATGAGTATCAACTAGGTCGCTTTGATACCGACGTTGAAGAACTAATCGAAACCGCACTCAAAGGTCGCTTCTATCGTCCGAAACCCGCCCCTCGGCTTGTCGGTACATTTGAGGATGGGGAAGACGTTCTGGCAGTGGAAGAGAACGACGAACCAGAAGAAGAAACCCCGGTTTCTGCTCCCGTTGAAATCGAAGAAGATGCCGACGAGATCGAAGAAATTACCCCCGTTTCTGCTCCTGTTTCTGATAGCGAAGATGACGACGATCAAGACGACGATGACGACTATTTTGTCCCGGTAATCGTGACTGGTGGTTCCGGTGATTTCGGCTTCGGTGCCCCTTACGAATTCTTCTAAGTAATATCATGCCCCGGACGTTCCGGGGCTTTTTCATCAAAGGAGAAGCCTATGAACGAAACCCCTGTGAAGATTACTTCCGTTATCTGCAACGCCCGATTCAAATCTGATGAGCTGGTTAATGATTACCTGATCACTCTCTCCGACGGGCGCGAGTATTGGATCGATGAACTGCCGGACGAGTTCCGCGCCATGTCTGATTCGAAATTCGGCGACACTTTCTAAGATTACACCGGCGTTTCTAACCTAATCGATTCGATGGTCGTGGAGGCTCTTAATCGACGTTACGCCGCATAAGACAATGAGATTGATGTAAAGAGGTCAGCGATTAGCTGGCCTTTTTTATTGGCAAAAACTTATCACTAAATACATGCGTGGCGAGATTGAGTCGCCACTTTGAGAAACCAATTTTAAAAATTAATAGGAGATTACCATGAATAACGTTATCGCAATCAACACCGCTCGCAACGTAAACGCAACCGAACTGACCATGTCTTCCCGTCAGATCGCAGAATTGACCGGTAAGCGCCATTCAAACGTAAAACGCGACATCCGTACCATGCTGGAACAGCTTGAAATCGATACGCTCAGTTTTGAGCACACCTATTTTGACGAAAGCAACCGCCCGCAAGTTGAATATCACTTGGACGAAACCTTAACGATTACTCTGGTTTCTGGTTACTCTACCGCTCTACGTTACAAAGTTGTCGAAGAGTGGAAAGCAATGAAAGCGGAAATCTCTAAACCGATGCCGAAAGTGAAACAGGGTCTGCCGTTTGAGCGTCCTGATTTCTATAACCCGCTGGAAGCCGCCCGCGCTTGGATGACTCAGGTAGAACAGAATCAGACCAAGAGCTATGACATGCATTCTCTGACCCGTCTGCTGGGTGGTAACAAGCTGGCACGCCGCGCACTGAACGCTCTAACCGAAGCCGGTTATCTGGTACAGCAATTCGACGAGGACGGCAAGCCTAACGGTTACATTCCTGCTCCGGTTGCTACCGCATTCTGTATCGTTACCAAAGGCTCTGATAATGGCCGCGCTAACCTGTTCTTCGGTGAGGGTGTGTTGGATGTTCTGGTTGACTTGGGTGTTATCGACATCAACCAGAAAGGCTACGCCCAACAGCATAAGCCGATGCCGCATTATCAGACCGTAGTTCAGCAACGCATCCGCCAAATCGACCAGCCGACTTTGGCCGCGATCCTCGACATCTAATTCTTTTCCCATGCGTCCTCTTGCCCTGCCATCCGGTGGGGCTTTTTCATACCCGCCCATTTTCTAAATACCTCTATCGAATGTGATGGAGGTACACAATGAAACCCATAACCAACAAATCAAAATTGCGCCGGATTCTAAAGGAGTCATCCCGGCACGTCCGGCCACCTGTTCGCCTTAGCCCGTCCGATTGGGTAGAGGCAAACATCGTCGCAACTGACGGTGTAAAACAAGGCCAACTAATAAAACTTCATAAATTTCAACGAGGTATGATTGACGCCATCAACGAGGGCAGTCGCAAAATCATCTTTAAAACATCGGCGCAGTTGGGTAAGACCATGATCCTTAACGGGATCATCTTCAACCAGATGGCAAACAACCCGACAAACATCGGTGTCGCACAGAGTAACGTTCGAGAGTTGACCCAATGGCTTAACGGTAAGATCAAGCCAGCAATCGAAGCGTGCCCAGCTTTAAAGGCGGTGGTGACCGACAAGAACGACCGCAACGCCGTTAACAACACCAGCCAGATCCAGATGGTTAACGGTTCATTCCTTTACTTCATGTCTCTAAACAGCCCGTCGCATCTTCGCGGTAAGACAATCCCCTTGATCCTACTCGATGAGGTTGATGGCGTTGTCTCTGAATCAGAAGAGGGTGACCCGATCCAGCTTGCGGAGCAACGCGCTAGCACATTCGGGGAGGATGCCCGGTTAGTCATTGCCAGTACACCTACCAGCCGTGACGGCGCGATTAACAGCCAGTGGAACCTGTCAGACAAACGAAAATTCTTTGTCCCTTGTCCCCATTGCGGCCATCGCCAGACCATCGAATGGGAAAACGTGCATTTCGGCTGGGTGAACATATCAGGGCGATCACTTCCCGATCCTGAGACTGCCGAATACCGTTGCCCTAAGTGCTCAACGCCTTGGACTGAGGGTGAACGTCTGCGCGCTGTCGCTAACGGTGAATGGGTTGCTACTGTCCCCAATGCCGATGTTATCGGGTTCCACGCTAACCGCCTTATGAGTCCATTCTCAAGCATTAAGGCGTGCGTGACGGATTACGCCACATCATACGCTAACGGCTCCCTAGCCACGTTCTATAACGTTGTGTTGGGTGAAACGTTCGATGATCTCAACGAAGAGAGAACGGCTGATGAATTAGAGGTGCTCAAAGAGGATGTAGCGCTGGACGCCATCCCGGAAGATGTCCTATTCCTGACTGCCGGTGTCGACCAACAGCTTGATCGCCTCGAATGTACGATCCTAGGGATCGCCCGCAAGGGAATCTATGTCATCGATCACCGCTGTTTCTATGATATCAACTGCGAACGCTATGACAGCCCAGCCTATGACGCCCTCTTAGCATTCCTAAAGGGGAAATTCCGTAACGTGGGTGGTAAGCGTGTTCCTCTCCTTGCCGCTTTCGTTGACTCCTCGAACGGACGTGCAACCCAAGTGATCTACCGGTTCTGTACTCGTTGGACGAACCTACACGCGATCAAAGGTAGCTCAACGGTTGACGCTCCGATTCTACCGGCTGCCACGACCCGTAAAGGTGGCTATGAAATGTTCGTGTTGGGTGTTAACACCTGTAAGACCTATATCCGCGAACTGATCACCCGTAACCTGAAAGAAGATACGACGCCCCATACCTTTTTGAGTATCTCTCACAGTGTACCGGATGACTATTGCGAGCAATTATTGAGCGAAGAGTTAAAGCGAGTTGGCTCTAAAGTTCGATGGGTGCGAGTATCCCAGGCGGTACGAAACGAGGCTCTTGACTGTCTCGGATATGGCATCGCCGCGCAACGCTGGGTATTGAGCAAACACTCATGGGAAAAGATCGCGAAACTGGTTAATAGCCTTAACCAAGACGAACCCAAAGAGGAAATAGCGATTAAAGCGCCTGAGAGTGATTCTAAGCCCGTTAATAACACCAAGCCAAGGAAACCTATTACCCACGGTAGATTCCCCCGTAGAAGCGGTTGGGTTAATTCTTTCTAATGGTACACCGCCAAGGACGGAAATTTCATAAATACCCCTGAACGCATATTAAATAAGGGGTATTCACCGATGAAGCAATTAGAACCAATTATTATCCGAGCGGGGCAGCCGTTAACAGTTGCTTCCGCTGAGGGTAGTCATATTCAGATAGGAAACCAGAAAGGCGTGATTCACGAGATCACCAATTCTCAACAGACCGAGAAAATTCTAACAACCGATTTCCCGGATGGACATTATACGATCGTTACCCTCATGGATGACGAAATCACCTCTATTCAGGAATTAACTGTACTTCCTCTCTTTACCAAACAGACCCGCGAAGATTATCTGCGCGACATTATTCAGAAAATCGAGAGTGTTATTGACGCCCGGTTATCTGGCGACGAAAGCGCATTGGCTCAAATGACCGTCAAGGGTAACACGTTTACCTATGAGTCAGTCGCTGTTCTCCACCAATTACGCGACAAGTATCAGCGCGAATTAGGGTCGCTCATTCAAAAGAAACGCCGGGCAAAGGGTATTAGCTCAATAACCAACATTAAGATCCGTTTGACGCGATAAGGACACACCAAATGAATTTCTTTAAAAGAAAATCGGCACCGGAACCGGTCAAGATGAAGAAATTTCCGGGATTTAATAGCCGCAGAAAATTAATCGTCGAAGCGAAAATGAAAGAGTATGAGAAGCAACTTAATAAACGCTCTCTAGGCTTAACCAGTGGCGACAGATTGGAAGATTCAGCCGATGCCGCTGTAACCCTATTAGGTTCATTCAACAACGCTCTAAAAGGCTCTGCACAGCGTCTGTTTAACCAAGGCCGGGGACTGGCTATTAACACTTCCCTAGGCTCTCGTTATGTCCAGTATATGGCCGACAACGTTGTCGGGACTGGCCTAGACCCGAAACCGATGGTTCAAGGCGCAGACGGGAAACTTGATGACCGCATGAACGACGAGATCGAAAAGGCATTTTGGAATTGGGCACAGAGTCAACGCCGGTTCTCCCGTAATGGTCGTTTCAACTTCCGCGAACTGCTGGCGATGGCCGAAAAAGAGCGCATCCAAGGCGGTGAATGTTTCATCGTTATGGACGATAGCGCCGATGACCTGAAATACACTCTCTTATCCGCTGAAATGGTCGATTGGACTTACAGCCAGCGTGTTGACGATGAGGTTGTGATCTATCAGGGCATCGAGTATGACGAAGATACCCTAATGCCTCGCGCGTACTGGTTCCGTAAACGTGATCTGTTGACCCAAACGTTCACCGGGAAGCATTACCGAGTACCAGCCGAGAAAGTGATGCATTACTACATTCCGGCTACCGCCGACGCTCTGCGCGGAGTTACTGATTTTCTACCTGTAATCAAGGATATAGCGCACCGTGACGCATTCCGCGAAGCCGTGATTATCCAGAAACGCATCGCCAGTAGTTCTATGGGTTTCATTGAATCGTCTAAGGATTCCGCCGACAACTTCGACATCGACGAGGAAGAGGGATATTACCAGCGCGAGACGATTACTGACTTCGCACCGGGTAGTATTCAGGAGCTGGCACCCGGCCAGACGATTAAACAGCTTTCAAGTAGCCAATCAGGCGATGACTTTAAGAGCTTTGATGAGTCCATGCTGACCGCAATCTCTATGGGTCTCGGTGTGTTCAAACAGGGATTGACCGGTGATACCGCATCAATCAACTATTCATCCGCCCGCTTTGGTGACTTGTCACAGCGCACCCGCTTCAAGTCTATTCAAGATCGTTTGATTGACTTGGTTGTCAAGCCGATCGTCGAAGCATTCTTGAAACACGCGGTAATGCACTCATCCATCAATCTGCGTATGGCTAAGGTTAACGAGGTAATGGATAACACCGTGATTATCCGTCCGAAGTATCAGAGTGTAGACCCGCAGAAAGATATCAATACCGAAATCGCAATGATTTCAAATGGTCTGAAATCTCGCAGCGCTTCTATTTTGGAACGTGGCGATGACCCGGAAAAGGTATTCTCTGAAATCGAAGCGGAGAAAACTACCATAAATAAAGTCGTTCCGGCGGAGGACAACCCCGCTAATTCTTAATTTCCTCAAGGGGGCGCAATGCCCCCGCTTTTAAGAAAGAGGTAACGACATGAAACTTCAATTCCGCCGCGATCTTAGTGTGGTCGATGGCAACCATCAATCCGAATCACGCGAATTCACTTTGGCATTTTCCAGCGAGCAGCCATACCCGCGTGAAGTATTTGACGAGTCAACTGGTGAATATCTGACGCTCGACGAAGTGTTACTACACGATGAATCCGCTGTTGATTTGTCCCGACTGAATAATAACGCCGCCTTGTTATTCAACCACGATTTCGATAAACACTTGGGCGTTGTAATGGGCGCTACGATTGATTCCGATCGTGTAGGCCGCGCAAAAGTCCGCTTCTCTAAACACGGCGAATTAGCCAATGACGTTTACGGCAAGGTGCAAGAGGGTACGATCGGTAAAGTATCCGTAGGTTATACGATCGAAGAATACAAAATCGATTACGCCACTTCCCGCCTACTTGTCACCAAATGGGCACCGTATGAAATTTCTATCGTTACCGTTCCCGCAGATGATTCTGTTGGCCTGAACCGTTCCGATAATACGCTGACTGTTCATCTTGACGCATCCCGTAGCGTTGAGGAGCCGAAAGAAGAAGCGCAAGAGCCAGCCCAAGAGCCGGAAGAAAATAAACCGGAACAGGAAGAACAAGAGCGCTCACAGGAGCAGGAGCCGGAAGAAGAAAAAGAGCCGGGAACTGAACCGCTAAATAATCCAGAAGATGAGGGAGAGGCACCGGCAGACGAAACCCCGGTTGAGCCTGATTCTGAACAGGAACCATTCGAGCGTCCGGAAGAAGATGCAGAAGAAATCCGAGCCATTGGCGAACATTCCGAAATGAGCGAAGAGGAAATTACCGCTGCTATCAACGACCCGGAAATTAGCGTCGAACAATTTAAACAACGCGCACTAAATAAAAGCGCTGATACAAATACCAATTCAATTTTAAAAGGAAAACGTACCATGACCGATACCATCAAAACTCTGGAATCTAAAATTGACCTGACCTCTGCAATCCGTGAAATGGTTGCAGGTAAAGATCTGACTGGCGCGGCTGCTGAATATCATCAAGAAATGGTGCAGAAAGCGCAGCGCAACGGTCGCGAAGTTCGCGGTCATTTCCTGCCGGTAAACGTACTGGCTCAGGCTGCCCGCTCTGTTCGCGCTGGACAGGATGTAGCAAGCGTTAAGCCGATCCAACAGACCGAAGTGCGTTATGACAGCTTCGTAGACCTGCTGCTGGCTGAATCTATTCTAGGTAAACTGGGCGTTAACCGTTTGACCGGCCTGTCTGCTCCGATTTCAATCCCTCGCGTTAAGAGCATGGAAAGTGGTGTGTTTGGGTGGGTAGCAGAAAACGGCGACGGTGCAACCGGTAACGCAACCTTTGACGCTGTTCCTCTGTCTCCGAAACAGTTTACTGGTGGTATCCCGGTTTCCCGTCTGGCAATCGAAACTACTCCGGGCGTTGCTGGTATGGTTTCCGACCTGCTGATCCGTCACGCTGTCAATACTCTGGAAAAAGCTGTGTTCACTAACGGTGTCAGCAACGCGCCAAAAGGTCTGAAAGAACTGATTGCCGAAACTCAGGAAGCTAAATTCGATTATGCTACTTTCCTGAAACACATTGCAGAACTGACTGACAAGGGCGTAGCTGAAAGCGACCTGTGTTTTGTCATGAAAGGCGCTCAGGCTGCTGCGCTGAAAGGTACTTTGAAAGCCGATGGCGTTGCCGCTGGTTACATTCTGGAAAATGGCGCAATCGCTGGTATTCCGGTCATCTCCTCTGGCGTTGTTGATGCCGAATCAATCTACCTCGGTGCATTCTCTGGCGTTACTATCGGTGAATGGGGTCAGGGTGGCGTTGAACTGGATTGGGATACCACCACCGCCCGCGCTAAAGGCCAAGTAATCCCGCGTATTTGGTCTTTCATGGATATCGCTGTACCGGGCGCTGAGGGTATGACCCGCTTGGTAAAGCAAGGGTGATACCAACTGGTCGGGAAGAGGTATCAGTAAAGAGCGGTCGAAAGCCTAAAACCGACAATTAATTAAAAAGCCACCCTACGGGGTGGCTTTTTTATTGCCTAATTTCATAAATACCGACGTAATCAATAATAAAGGGGGCAAAATGCGTCTAACAGATTCGCAAATTCGCCGAGCATTACGCGGGGCGGATACATTTACCAAGCAAGACGGAACAAAATTTCTTGGATATCACGAACAAGAGACAATAGAAACCAATACCGGCGAAGTCACCGAATCAGAATACATTCTTTGTGCCCGTGGAACGGTTGCAATGAATGAAATTGTCATGATTGACGGTAAAAAACACCGTATTCAGTACATCAAAGATGATAAATCCGGTCTGGTCGAGGCATTTATTTCATTAACCGGGGGTGCCCATGAGAAATACCGCTAATTTACTGCCAAGACTCGCAATTAAACGCGCATTTCAGGACATTATCACCGATGACCTAGGCTATCGTCTTAATGAGGAGCAATATAAAACCGGTGTAGATGATTCCGTTATCGTTTGGATTACTGGAATGTCCGAAACTTACACCAAAATCCAGCAAGGCCGCGCGTTATCCTCCGAGTTACTCCTAGATTTCAACGTCATTTCTTCCGTGAATGAAACCGGCGTGCATAAAGCCCTCGGTGAGTTGATGCAAATTGACCCACTCAATGAACGGCTAGCCGCGACCGGCGTAAGAATCACAGACATTTTCCCTGTTACGTCCGGCACCGAATACGAAGATGATTCAAGCGCTGGGTGTGTGATCGGGACACTGGCATTAAAAATTACATACCTTGCGAGGGTTTAACCATGATTGAACGTAACTTAGACATTTTCAGCGGGTCGAAAGTCGAGGTATCGATTTCAACGGACACGACGAGTCAACCGAATTTTTTTGATGGCTCTTTCTCCTCCCCGGTCGATAACCTAGCGGCTTTCCCCTCTATCAGACAGACAGCCGAGATCCAGACACTGGAAGAGTTCGGCAGCGAGTACACCGGCAAACTATCCGGCACCCGTAACCTTGAGAAGACCGAGATTGTAGTAAACGAGGTGCCCGGTGACCCACATCAAGAGATCCTACTTAAAGCCATCGAGACAAAGACGCCTATCCGGCTTCGTAACTTCTACGTGATCTCTAGTGACTTAGAAAGTAACTCAACTGGCTATTACGTCATCTTTGACGCTTATGTAACCGGCGTTAAGCGCACCGGCAACGACAAGTCAGTAGTGCAACTGAAATTCGACATTACGCCCGATGGCGGGATCTTGAAAGATGGTGTGGTTACACAGGGTAAGATCCTGCGTCAAGGTGATTTTGGTGTGGGTGCTGGCGTCGGGGAGATCATCGGGTCTATCGATTCCGAGGCACTCAACGGCAACCGGTGGATCACTTACTCCGGTGCTGCATCTACCAACCCCTTTAGCGCTGATACTGCCATTATCCACGCACAAGCCAACGAGAATAACGGCTGGCAAATCACAGTCGAATCCACTTCTAACAAGCCATTGATGCGTGTCCGTAACATGCACAAAGTCGGCGAAGAAGTTCGTGCCGGTTCCTGGGTTAAGGTTTATACGTCAGAAGATAAACCAACCCCGGCGGAAATGGGCGCAGTCGCTAAGACCGATATCATCGATTTCGGCGAATTCTAAATAAAAACAGGCGGGGGCACGTAGCCCCCTTTACTGTTTCTATGAGGGTTCATTATGCAAGCGATCCAATTTAAACGAACGAACAAGCCGGGAGGTAAGCCGACCGCCGACCAGATTCGCCAAGGCGAAATTGCAATCAACACCAAAGATCATGTTATTTTCACCAAAGACAAAGAAAACAAAGTTGTTCAAATCAGCATATCACCGGAAGAACACGCCCGATTAAACTCTAAGGTTGATTCTAATAAGCAAGCAACGGACAGCGCGATTAATACCGCAAAGACTCAGCTTGACACCAAGATCAACCAGACCAAGCAATCCTTAGAATCCGTTATCGCCTCAAACAAAACAGCGATTGAGAATACGGTTAGCGCTAACCAGACGGCAATGACCCGTAAGGTAGAGGCAGCGGACACCAATCTACAGAATCAAATCAATAGCCTCGGTACTCGTCTGGATCAGTCAAACGCACAGGCCGACGCGAAATTCATCAAGAAAGACACCAACACCAAGACCAATGGCTTCGTGCTTTCAAAGGCTGCGAACTATCACGATGACGCCAATTCTCGCGACCTGAACTACTTCGGTGCATTCCGTACTAACAGCATGGACGGCCTAGGCGATTTGCTCCTGAACGTCCCTCACAGCGGTGGTAAAGCCCACGGTCGAGGATTCACATTCCAATACGGTTCTAACGGCTCAGAAGTCCGTACAGTCGGTTTTAACCGCGAGGGTGGTTTGGCATTCTCTCACAAAGTCTATCATGAGGGCGCGAAGCCTACGCCGGGAGAGTTGGGCGCATACACCAAGGCCGAAACCCAATCACTGATCACTCGGACAATTACTTTCGCCAATCCGACTAACGTTTCTACCGGTGGTTATTATCGCGTCGCGTCCGTCACGATCCCGCAGGGTGGTTACTCCGCTTTTATTCGTCTGTTTGGTGGGCGTGGCTACAACAAAGGCAGCCATTCACAGGCCGCATATTATGATCTGAACATCCGTGCCGGTAACGGCAACCCGAAAGGAATCACCGTCACCGTGTTTAGTCCGATTTCTGGTGCCCTTGGTGCTTTTACTGATCCTTGCTGGGTAAACACCAACGGTGACAATTACGACATCTACGTCAAGTGTAGTCAGTACGTCGAGAAAGCTGTTGCTCAGTTTGGATGCGTGTCTGGTGTTAACATGGTTATCCACTCCAGCGCGGCGGAATCCACTACCAAGCCAAGCGGAGCAGTAGACGGCCAGTACGTGACCATGTTCAACGATATGAACACTCGCGGTACTCTGCGTTTCGATGACAACACCCAAGCGCAGTATGACATCATGAGCATGAGCAATGCCCCTGATAGTGCTAACAAAAAGTATCTGCGTAAGATGCGAAATTACTCCGCTGGTACGATCTGGCACGAAACTATTACCAGCGCCGCGTATACCCTCGCAACTGGTTCTACCGACTCTAATACCGTTTTTCAGATCGGTACTGACGGTACTGTTTATTCCAACAGCTATTATCCGTCACGCATTTCCGGTCAATTCCGTGGTGTTTCCGCCGGTGCTCGAAATCCAAACGACCTGTATTCAACCGGTTCCCTGTTGTGGTCTTACAATAACCTGAACGGTGCCGCTCCGGGTATGTTCCCAGCAAGCAACAACGCTAACGGTATCTTGACCTTTAACTGTCACCAAGGCGATTACGGTCATCAATTGGGCATGTCAAGTAACGGTCACTTGTATCATCGTTACTGGAAAGGTGCATGGGCTAAGGTGCTGACCACTGCTAACTTGAGTCCGTCAGATGTGGGTGCATTACCTTTGACCGGCGGTAACATTAACGGGAATTTAAGCGTTAGTGGTTCCGTTGCTGCTGCGAACGTTTCTACTGGTGGTGCCGTTACTACTAATGCTGACTTCATCCGCGCGAAACAGGGTCGTTATGGACTGATTCATCGTCAAGATGGCCTGAGATACTACATGTTAATGACCAACGCCGATGATCAGGATGGCACGTGGAACAATCTACGTCCGTTCTGTCTGGATCTCCAGAATGGTCGGATTGAAATGAACAACGGTGTGACCATTGACGGTGAATTGGTTTCAAGTGGGACGATTCAAGACCGCACCGCGAACAACGTTTATGGCATCGAGTCTATGGGCAATGCGTCCACTGCCTCTAAGCGTTATATGCGTAAGATGCGCTCCCATGCATCCGCGACGGTCTGGCATGAAACCGTAGAAGACAACGTTTATCGCTTGGCAACTGGCAACATCGATTCCGCCGAGTGCCTACGAATCGATAACCGTGGAAACGTGACGGCTGGGACACTGACCGCAAACAACGGTTCTATTGAGGTTGCGGCATCCGGTAACGTCTCTCGGTGCGTGGCAGTAGCCAACAACAACACGACAGCCGGTGTTTCTCGCGTGCAATTGGAAGTCCACGGCAACGGTAACATCGACGTTGCAACACATGACGGGGCAACTTGGCGTTATCCGCTGAAATTCTTCCGTGATAGTGCAAACGTTCGAACTGGTGGAAACATCATTGTCGATGGTGAGGTTCAATCTTACGGTGCAATGCGTCTGAAAGCCGTAAGCGGTTCTACTGGTGACGTCTGGATCAAAAACTGGGGTAATGATGAATCCGGTCGTAGTCGTGTCATGGAAATCATGGACGACAAAGGATACTGGTTCTACTGCCAGCGTCAGAAAGATAACCAGATTCTCTTCAATGTGAACGGTGTAATAGGTTCTAATGCTACCAAAGTCGGGACGTCCGGTGCTCCTTTCATGCTGGCCGAGGGCAATACTCTAGGCAACAACATGAACAACGCTCTGTTGCGTGGTTCAATCGCTGGCGGTAGCTGGTCAGACTGGAAAAACCGTGCATCTGGTTTGCATATCAACGTGAGTGACTCCGCAAACAGTGCCTATAACGTTTGGAAAGTTCAGCAACCGGGTAGCGATAACATCGCTGCAATGATGGTTCACCGTCCGGGTAATGACCAAAACCGCACGATGGTTCGTGTCCAGTCTGGTAACAATGGTGTATTTGATTTCATCGGTGACGGTACTCTACGCCTTTCTAAACTTGCTGTTGGTGCCGATAGTTCTTTCGGTGGAAAAGTAACCATTAACTCAGATGCCGATGTTAAAGGGACTTATCTAACTGTTATGAACGGTGGCCGTCGTCATTTCCGATTCCTGAACGGCTCCGGTGTTGCCGACTTCTACCTATACAAAGATGTCGGTGGTGATGGTGTTCGTCTGAATAACGGTGCCGATAGTGGCGCTGAATTTGTCTTCAAGAAAGAGGGCGATCTTCATGTCCCGCGTAACGGTAGCTTTAATGATGTGCAGGTTCGATCCGATGGCCGACTGAAAATCAACCGTCAACGCGTTGAGAACGCTCTAGAGAAGATTTCTGTCTTAGACGTATGTACCTACGACAAGTTGGCAGATCTCGGCTCTGATGCTGTTGTAGGCCGTGAAATCGGTATCATCGCACAGAGTCTACAGAAAGTTGCCCCGGAAGCAGTAACCGAGCGTGAAGACAGCATGTTGACGATCTCTAACTCTGGTGTAAACGCCCTGATTGTTAAGGGTATGCAGGAGTTGATGGCAGAAGTCGCGGCGCTGCGTGAAGAACTGAAAAAGAAACAGTGAGGTAACGAATGGCAATAGCTACGATTCCCGGTTGGATCGGATCTAGTGCCGTTGCGGAAACTGGCGAGCGGTGGATGTCTGCCGCTCGTCGAGCCGTTAGATTATCCCCTAGCGGTTGGATGTCCGAAATGGCAGGAAGAAGTAAAGAGATCCTAGTAACCCTAAACGGGTCAAACAATGGCTTTAGCAGTACATGGCTAGTCGAACACATCGAGGGGCTTGTAAACGGGAACATTACCGGGCATGTCATCAAGATTGTGATCACTTCCGGCACTACCCTAATTAATGACCCAAGCAACTTAGAGGAAGAAGTAATCTACATCCCCGATACATGGGGAGCTTGCACGAACATCATTATCGAAAACCATGGCCGGATCTTGGGTCGTGGTGGTAACGGTGGCGGGCAATGGCGAGGAGGTGAACCGGGTTATCATGCAATACAGAATGACCTAGGCACTAAATTAATCATCCGAAACCACGGAATTATTGCCGGCGGTGGCGGTGGCGGTAGTTCAGCCCATCGAGAGATTTCCGGTGGCCGAGAGTATGGCGGGGGCGGTGGCGCTCCATTGGGTTTAGGTGGCCGTGCTCCCTATGCTAACGGTAATAATGCTTCGATTGATAACCCCGGCTCTGGTGCCGAATACGCCGGTAAAGGTGGTGGATGGGGTCAGAATGGTGCCAATGACAGTTATTCTGGCGGTAAGGCTGGTATGGCTGTCCGCAATAAGGCTCCGACGTGGGAAGTCCGTGGAACAATCTACGGGGCAGTACCCTAATAATTCACTTCTAAATAGACACAGGAGCGGGGTGCAATGCCCCGTTATTCATAATAATTCAAAGAGAGGTAAATCTATGTCTTTTACTTGGGATATTTTCTCCGGTGGTATGGTCGGTATCGCCATGAACGAATCTGTAGCTAACAAAGATTTGGGCAGCGAAAGTTATATTGACATCCCGGAATGTGCGGCTTTCCCGGAAACTGGTGTTGAGCGTGGTACTATCAACGTGCCTAACTTCTCCAGCCCGTATAACCGTAAGTTGGTAGGCCGTATGTCCGTACCGGATATCACTCTGAATGTTAACTACATTCCGGGAAGTGCTCACGATAAACTGGTTAAGGCAGCCGAAGACGGTAAACGCATTCAGATCCGTATCTGCTATTACTCCGACTCTACTAAAACTGCCGGTATCGCCATCGCTTACAATGGCTTTATCTCTAAGGCCAACATGACCGGCGGTGACGAAGCAGTAGTAGCCCGTGAATTCACCTTTAGCGTGGACGGTGCGCCGGTAGGCCAGAAAGTGTTTACCCCGGATGCTCCGCTGGCTACCTATCACATGAACGTGATCCCGGAAGCCGTTGCAGCCAAAGAGAAATAATTCATTAGCCACCCTCCGGGGTGGCTTTTTTATTTTCTAAATAATACGTCTAATAATCAAAGAGGAAATAAAAATGAATTTTAACGAAATGATGGCCGCACTGTCCCCGAAACGCGAATCTCTGACTATTCAGGGCTATCAATTTTACGCACGCCCGATGACCGTACAGGAATTTAACGACCACATCACCAACGCAGACAAAGACGCCCGTGATGAATTGTCCATCTTGCGTTGTATCGAGGATGAAGAGGGTAATCCGGTTTTCACTGACATCAAACAGGTTAAACAGCTTTACACGACCGTCCGAGCGGAATTAATCGGCCTCGTCGCTCTGGCTACCCTAATGCCGGAACCGTCCAAGGTAGAAAAAGAGGTAAAGAAAACCCGCTCTTGATGTTCTATTACCGCCAGATGATGCGATCTGGTTTGAGTAAAACAGAAATGGATCACATGCCGGTAACGATGTTTTACCGGCTTTATATTTTCGACACGTACCTTGAACCACAATCGCCGCGTTTCCAAGATCTACAAAATGCCATGATGCAATACACGATCATGACATCCTCCCCTAACATGACATCCGAACTCGCTAAGAAAATAAAGCCGAGTCAATTCCAATTAATTAAGGATGAAACAATCTTTAAATCCGCTGAGGAATTGAGAGAGATCGAAGAGAAACGCAAGGAAGAACAGAAAGCCAATCTAATGAGCATGTTTGATCCGGCGTTGGTTGAACGGTTGAAAAATAACATCAAGAGCGGATAGAGAGGTAAAAATGAGCAATTATGAAGTAAAAATAACGGGGGACAATGGAGGACTCCGCCGTAGCGTCAACGAAGCAAGCGGTATGCTCGACGGATTGGCCGAAAAATTCAGCGTCGGTATTGATGGCGGGTTAGGTAGTGGTGTTGGTGGCATTGGGATGTTAGCTACCGGTGCCATGCGGGCTGTTCCTATTATCGGGACAGTCGCCGCTGCCATCGGTGCGGCCACTATGAAGGCGTCCGAATTCGTCGGGGAATATCGCAAAATCTCTTTGACTACTGGCACGTCCATTGAATACCTCCAGAAGTTAGAAAAGACTTTCCAATCGACCGGGATGTCGATCGATAACTTCGGCGACATCAACAAGGACGCCCGCGATAAATTGGCTGATGCATGGCGAAACGGTGGTGGTATCGAGGATGACCTCGAATCGGTTGGTCTGAAACTTAGAGACTACGCCCACTTCATGAATGATTCTGACGGTGGTATGAAAGCCGCAATTCAGGTCTTCTACGACATGAAGAAAGCCGGAAAGAGCGTCTCTGATATCACCTTTATGATGGAATCATTGGCTAGTAACTCCAGCCATTTGGTGACCACGTTGGAGCAATTCGGCTCGGCACAGGAAGCAAATAACGCCATCATGTCGCAAAGTGCCAACTTCACCGAAGATACGGCAAAGAAATACCAAGAATTCGACACGAATATTGGCACCCTAAAAGATCGGTTTGCTACCTTGGCCGTCAATGGTCTGACCCCGGTTGTGACTGCCCTCAATAATACTTTTCAATGGTTCGAAAAGGATTGGGAAAACACTAAACTTTACAAGTTCTTGGACAGTTTTAGTAAGAAGTATGATGAAGTTGCCAAGAAAATGCGAACTACGAGCGGTTATCTCACCATGCACGGTTATAGCTCGACCGGTTTGAACGGTGGTCAAGCAAACATTGTCCCGCCTGCAACACCGGAACCGGAAGAAGACGAGAAAACCGATACACCGGCCACTACCACGACAACCACAACCACGACCACGACGACAACCACTAACAACGGTAATAATCTCGGTCAATCCGGTAAAGAGAAGAAAGAGGCAGAGAAAAAGGCTAAGGAAGCCAAAGAGAAAGCAAAACGAGAGGCAGCGGAAGCCAAGCAGCGCCGAGAATCAGCGTTAAGAGATCTTCAAGCGCTGGCAATTAGCATGTACAACGAACAGGCCGCAGCCGTCGCGAGTAACGCAGCCCAGCTTAACGATAACTTGGCTAAGTTGGACAACGCCTTAAAGGTTGGGGTGATCAGCGAGGAGCAGTACCAAGAGAAGCGCGCGGCTCTGATTGCGGCTAATTCTGACAACTTCAAAAAGATGATCTTAGGTGCTAGCCCGGAAGAAGCATTAGCAATGCTGGCAGCAGCCGACGAAATCTACGCGCAGTCTACCCGTGACCTAGAGGCCATGTACGACAATAAGTTGATCAGCCTCGAAGACTTTATTCGTCGTAAGGCCGAGTTAGACGCCGGTTATAACTCCCGCTCCGCTGCCGTTGATGGTATTGGTGACCAAAAATACAATGAAATGGAAGCCGAGATCACCGGTGAAGATAACATGTCATGGGAAGAGAAGCGCGCAGCCAAGATCGCCGAGGCCGAGACCGAACTGAGCCGACAGCTAGACCAGATCCGTAATGCCCGCCACCTTTCCGAGCAACAGAAACAGCAATTGCAAGAGAAAGCCCTGAAAGCCCATGCCCGCAAAGTTATGCAGATCGAAAATGATCTGGCTAACGAGCGCTTGAAAGAGCATGAGGATATGTATGGCGGCATGTTAGACGGCCTGAAAGCCTTTGGGCTTGAGGGAACCGGGATCTATAAAGGCGTGTTTGCTATGCAGAAAGGGGTCGCGGTTGCTACTGCCATGATGAACGCCAACTTGGCAGCGAGTAAGGCAATGGCCGATTATCCTTTCCCTCTGAACGTCGGTATGGCCGCAGCCTCTTACGGTAAGGTCATCGCGATGGTAGGTGATATCAAGTCGCAGAACATCACCGGTATGGCTCACGACGGTATCGATAACATCCCGCGTGAGGGCACTTGGTTGCTAGATAAGGGGGAGCGGATTGTGGACGCCAGAACTAACGGCCAGCTCAAGGAGTTCCTAGCCAATCAGCGTAACGATGGCGGGAGCGCCCAGCCCGTGACAGTAAACGCCCCGTTAACCATTCAGGGCAACGCCTCATCTTCTGACCGTATGGTCATGGATGCAATCAAGCGTCATCCTCAAATGGTAGCGGCAGCGGTTCAGGACGCCCAGCGCCGTAAGATGTAAAGAAATAACCCCCTTGACGCTAAATAAATCTATTAGCCGATAGGGGGGTTTATGTTTAAGAACGATAAGATCAAGATCACTGACTTTAAATTGAAAAGTAAGTCGCCGTCATTCAAGGCGCAAGCATTATCCGGTAAGTTTCAACGCCGGTTCTCTGGTATTCAATACTATGAAGCGGAATTCACCGCGAAATTCGCAATTGACGACATTTCTCATGTTAAGAATTTCCTAGCCCGCCACCGTTTCGGTCGCCCGTTTAGAATTCCGCTGTATTACTTCACCCAATACACCGGGAATGTTACTGGAATGGTCACCGCCTCCGCTCCTGCCTCACGTGGTGCGCGTAAAGTTAGCCTATCAAATTTCGGCGGGACATTAAGAGCAGGGACAACGATTCAGTTTGAGAATCATTCGAAACTCTACGAAGTGACCGAGGATTGCACTGGTTCAGGGGAGTTAAAGTTATTCCCTAACCTGTATCAGAACGTCACCGCCGGGGAGGTAATCAAGTATCGTAACGCAGAGGGTGAATTCATTTTAACCAACGACGATGACACATACGATTTGACCCAAATTTCCCAACTGAAAATCAAAGTCACGGAGAACGTCTAATGAGTATACAAGATGTTTTCAAGCAATTGTGTAATGACCCCGACTTTATCGAGGTATACAACGACCAGACAGGATCAGAAGTAACGAAACTGACCACCGGCCAGTTATTCAGCACGGGGACACTGTTTCACATGATAGAGGTTAAATTGGCTGACCATAACGTCCTGCGACTGACTGACGCCTATTTTGACATCGACTATCAGGGACAGACGTAC